CGCCTTCTTCTGCAAGTTCTTCAAATTGTTCCATAAGCCACCTAACGGTTTGCGTTAAGCGCAAATGCCCGTTCCATCGCAATACAAACAAGTAACTTTGCGGCTATCAATTTTTACCATGCAGAACACATCCAGCCCGCGCCCGTCGCGGACTTTGCTGTTACAGGAATGGAAATCGTGAATCCTGTGGAATTGCTGGTGCCGTTGGTGGTTGAACCATATAACCACTCGATGCCATTGCGTGAGACTTGATAGCGGGCATATACGCCGGTTGGAATTGTCGCAGTGAATCCGGTGTGCGTGGGAACATACGTCAAGAAGCCCGATTCGAATATCGGTTCGTGAATTAAATTTGTATTGGTAAACGTGGGAACACTCCATGTATAAGCGGCGGAAGCGGAGAGTGTTGCATCAAACGCGCCAATCACGCATACATCATCCGTGCTTGTGAAATTGGCATAATTGCCAAGATATAAAAATTCGGTATTCGTGCTTGACGCATCCGAGACAACACGGAAGCGCGGCGAGCGGGCAATGGATACCGCCACGATTGAACTATTTGAATCCCACACGGCATATGCAAAGTATCTTTGCACAACCGTCGCAAACATCGAACCGCCCGAGCCGAACCAGTTGGTAGCGTCGGCAAGCGTTATGCTTGTTGCCGCGCTAATCGTGCGGACTGTCCCGCCGATATTGACGCGGACGGGGTTGGATGTGGTCGGGTCTGTTCCGGCAAGCGTCTTGATTGCTACAATCAAATCACTAGCCGAAACCGTGACGCTCAATTTGCCGTTCTGCATCAACCCAACGGGCGGGAATTGAGAGACAAGATTCGACATGTAAATCTTTTGCGAATCAGGTGTACCGCCCGGATCATCCACTATTTCCATCATATCAGTATAAAGCGGGGCGGTGTTCTCGGTCGCAAGTCCCGTTGTTTTTGTATTTGCCATTTTATTGTTCTCCTATTGCCTACGGCGCGGCATAACCCGTCAACTCTCCGGTTATTTTTCCAACAATGCCATAGATGTTATCGCGTACTATATAAGTATCATCCAGAGTCGCGCCCACAAAATCAGACAATTCGACAGTTGGAACACAAATACCCTGAAATAAAAGCCCGTTGGTGACAAGCGTTTCGTCAGGCACACCCGCATTGTACAGCGTTGTCATTTCAGTACCTGTTAAAACCCGTTCGTATATACGCGGATCGAATTGGCGACCACTAAAAAAATTAGCAGTTGCAAGGCTTATGTCAACCATTACATTAAATAAAATCAACGGGGTATTATCTCCAACTTGCCTAGCACCCCCCGGCGCGGTTGTTGTGGTTATTGAAACAGACGACCCGTTAACATAAAATATTGGCGCGGCACTTGCGCCAGCCGAGGCATCAAAGGTTATTCCAACGTGATACCATGTATTTGCATTAGCCAGCGGGGTTGTTTGTGTCCAAGTTCCCTTTGTTGAAAAAAGCATGGAGTCCATTGTAATGGCGGGTTTACTTCCGCTGTTTGTAAAATATATTTTTATTCCATACATGTCAGTATCATAGAAACTAATTAAAGTTCCATCGTTCGCACTTGTGTATACCCATGCGCTAATTGTAAACTTCTCAATACTATAAAGTTTTGGTATTGCACCGTAGATTATGCCCGGCCCCGTTGTTATTCTTGCCGCACCGCTTCCCGCCGCAATCGACGACCAGCCCAACAACAGTGACGGGCGTTCCTGTACAATCCATTCCACCGTTGTTAAACCGCCGTTCATAATAAACTTGACGCCCTGTATATAAAAGTTGCTGTCAATATTTAACTCGCTAATCACGATATGCCGCAAATGTCCAACGTCGGTACACAATGCCGCCATCATGCGCTCGTCCGAACGGTTCGCGCTAAACGTGATGGAGTTGAGTACGATTTTAGGTTGTGAAAAATCCGCAACCGCCATATCTGCAAAGGCAGTTCCCGCGTCCAAATCCTGCTTGTATGCCTGATTGAGCGTGATAGTGTGATAGTCGTTATCGGCGATGGAGTCCAAGTCCTCCGCGACGTATTCGGTCGGGTTTGGTTTATAAATGCCCGTCCCGCGACATTGAAAGAAGTTGATATACCCGCGCGCGGCGTTGTTGTTGGTGATGGTATGCACGAACTTTTTTGCGCCGTATTTCGTGGTGATTTGCAAGTCGCTGGAGATATTTGAGCCGCCGCCGCCCGTCTGTGTAAACATGGTGTAGTCGGTAGTGATAACGGGGTCGATCATGTTCTCGGCTTGCACAGGCAAACCGCCCTCGGGGTCGGCATACGTCCCGCGTATCTTTTTTGTTTGCCCACTTGCAATGACAATCTCTTTGTGTTGCGTGAACAGCACAACCGCCGAAGCGTCATAATCACGCGGTTCTGTCTTGGCAAAAGCCTGGTTGATAATGTGGTCGCCGTGCGGCGCGTCGAAGCCGGTTATCACCGAACTGTCGAAGTCAAAAGCGGCGGTTTGATTCAGTAACCAGAAATCACCATTCTCGTGTAATTTTATATCGCCATTCTCGTGTAATCCAAAACTGGAAGCGGCATTACTCAGCGGGACGTTATCCACCGGGCGCCAGCCGAGCCGAGCCGTTGCGGATTCAAAGCGCAATTTTTCGCCGGTATCTTTATCCTTCGTCAAATACAGATAACCGAGTTCTGAAAAAACAACCTTTGCAAATTCGTTGTATGAGCGCGTCTTATCGCCGCCCGCGTCAAAGGCAGTCTCGAATAGTTCCGCGCCGTCGTCAATTTGAATCGCTTGCGGTTGTTTGGGCATGTCATCCAATACGGTTTGCAGAATGTCGCTGGAGCGCACATCGTTTGCAACCGGGAAGTTATCCAGCGTATGCCGCGCGGCGTAGTCCATCCAGTCCAAAACAGTGACGTATGCTTTTTTATCCTTGTTGGCTTGCTTGACTTCAATATCTGCGATATAGCCGCGGAAGCGCACATACGTTTCACTGTCGTATGTGATAACAACCTTGATGGGCAGTCCGTTTTTCCAGCCCGTCAAAACACTATCGCCGCCGGGGGTATATAAGCCGGTTGAGTTGTCCAGTATCAGTTGCAGTTCGCCCGTGTCTGCCAGCCTGTCCAGTGGCGCGTTGCCACTAATGCCCCATGAAAATATAATCGGCGCAACGTCATTGAGTTGCGTCCATGAGCCAGAAATATAAACGTACACGGCGACTGTAGCGGTTACTTGTGCCATGCGCTAACCTGCCTGTGCAATCGTATCCCGTAGGACGCGCGCGAATTTTTTATAATCTATGATGTCTTTATTCTGTGGCGTGACGGTGACGCGCTCGCCGCCGGTTGCGGTATGCCCGCCGCCCATGCGAAAAGCCTCATTGCCAATCGAAGCGGGTAACATAAAGGATTGCCCGTTGGCATGGGGGATGTTAAATGACCCCCCGGCGGCGTTAGGGACGATAAACGAACCGCCCGCCGCGTATTGTGTTTGCTGTACGTTCTGCCCGCCGGTACTTGCCACGCCCGTTGTGGTCATGTGCATTGCCACATCGATGGTGTAACCGTGTGCCATTGCCTTTAATATTCTCTCCAAGTCTTGCGCCGCGTTTGCGCTATTGGCAATCGAGCCAGATACCGTATCAAATGCGATTGCTTGACGGATCGCCGCCTCTTCCGCAATATCGGCGGTCGCAAGAATTGCCATCGCCTTTTCCGCTTCCGCTTCGCTGTAGCCAGCCACGCCGTCGGATAATGCAACCTTTTCAAGCGCCATCATTGCCAGTTTAGTTTGTTGCGCGGCGACAAACTCAGCAGACGCATCCGCATAAGCACCCTGCAATTCTTTTATCTTTTCGTCAACCGCCGCAATGTCTTCGCGTTCCCATGCGTACATCCCCGCTTTTTCTTCTTGCAAGGCGGCGATTTTGTCAAGTGTTTCCTGTTGCGATTCGTTGTATTTATCCTGCGATGACTGGATGCTGATTGCGTCATTAATCAAGTCCGCGTTGCGGGCAGATACCTCTTCGAGTGAACCCGCCATACCGTCAAGGGATGCAATCAGAGCGGGTGCAGTTCCGTTTGTAATCTTATTAAGTTCGTCCTGCAACGCTTTGGCATGAACGCGCGCGTTCGATTCGGCGGCGGCGAATTTTTCAAACTCTTCGCCGATTGGCAAAAGTGCCTTGCCGCTATATCCGAGTTCCTTGCGGTGTTCCGCCCATGCCGCTTTGTTTAATTCCATTTCGGTTTTATTTTCGCGCGCCGCATTGGTTGTATCGGCTATTGCCTGCGCTGTTACTTGTACGCCGCGATTAAAATCCTCAATCCATGTAGCCGCGGGGGATGCGCCAATCGCCTCCATCATATTGCCCCAGGCAATTTTCATTTGCGCGCTTCCATTACCCGCCTCCTGCATTGCCTGAGCCACGCCGCCAAACTCAACCGCGAGTTCGTTCAATACAAGATTTTGATAGCCCACCAGGTTATTTGTTTCCTTGAAGCGTTCTATCTGCTTGGTTTGCTCTGCGGTGAATGACACACCCGCCTTTTTAAGTGCGGTATAGCCAGAGAAGTCATTCATTGCCTTTCCGACTTGAATGACGGAGCCTTGTAAATCGCCGCCCAAAACCGCGCTCATGTCCATTGCGGCTTGTATCGTCTGCGGGAACACCTCAGCGCCGATTTTCGTAAACGTGAGCATGACTGCTTGTGCGTTAGTGATTAAATCCGCGTCAATGGCGTTGACTTTTTCCATCTCCAAAGCCATTTTATTTAATTCAGTCGCATTTAATCCAGCCGCTTCGCCGGTCGAACGCAGTACGCCTTCTAGTTTGGCTTGCGATTTTGCCGCACTCGACGCTTGATTACTAGCGTCCATCAAGAACTTACCAACCGCAACGCCAGCGGCAACAAGTCCGGAAGCCGAATTTTTTAATTTATCAAACGACTCCGACACCTTTTTGGTGTTCTTGGTGGATTCGTCAATCGTGCGTATTGTAATCGTTACATCAGGCATTGAATAATATTCCCATGTCCATCAGCATACGCAAAATTTTTCTTTCCCCCTCAGATAGACGGTGAATCATTTCACCTTTCAGACTTTTGGTACGCTGGACGGTGTTGTATATATTTGACAAGGCGGTCATTCTCAAGATGGTGCAATAGTTTTGCCCGTATAAATTGCCGTCATCGGGTAGGGTTTTCCAGCGTTCACATTGCCACGCCAATGTTAAATCAGCGGGGGCGGGGGCTTCACCGATTGCACACTCTGCCGCCGCCCTGATTAGTTTTTTGGGATTTCTTCCAGTTTGTCTATATACATCATGACCTGAATCCCGACCCAGATTATGATGGATGTTTGGCGCGGGTCGGTAAGCAGGTCAAGGTCAATTTTTTTATAATCAGGCATTAATGGGCAGTCCCATTTAACGATCAACTGCTTTGCGCCTTCCCAATAACGAATTAAGGAATCGTTACGCTCGCGCCCGGACGAAGCCGAAAACCAAGCCAGTTGTTGCCTGACAGTCAGACTGTCTGATATTGAAAATGTACAATCATCACGCTTGAATTCCATTGCGTGAATCCTTTCTGCCTGTTACAAAGGCACGGAGGTTTTAATCATCACGCCATCAAAGACGCCGGAGAATGAAAAGGTTTGCAGGCTGTTCGTACTGCCGCTATATTCAACGGCGGTATGCAAAACTTCGCCGCGATGTACGATGTTTGTGGTCGCCGCATGTTGAAAGGTCTTGGTTGCAGTTGTGCGATTGCCAATCAAGGGACCAAAAATACCATCGGTGGTTGAGTTGACAATGCCTGCAATCTGCATACTTGCGCCCGCCATGCCGAACAGATATGAACGCTCTTCATCGCTCATTGCAGAATCTTCGATGGTGTCCTGGGTTCCGCTCAAAGTGAACGACGTTAAATAGGCTGTAATGTCCGTCAACGTGCCGCCGGTATTGTCAATCTTGATGGTTTCGTTTTTATAAATCAGGTTTGCCATTATTTATCTCCTGTCTTTTTTGGTTTCTCCGTTACGCTTTCCGCGTTTCCGACGGGTACGCCGTCAACGGTTTTTAATGCGCGCTTCGCCTCTTCGGTAAATACCGAGTCTTCGCCGCGCTTGTTTGCCTGCCGTGTCAATTTCTCGGCAAGCCGTTCTGCATAAGTTTTATTCTGCGAAGGTAACATTTGCATCCTCACTCCAATCCAGATAGATGTCAATTTTTATCCAAGCCAGTACATCCCTGATCCAGATTTCTTTGACTTCATCGCCGCCCGTAATGTTGGCGTCCCGTATCGCGTTTGCCGTATCAGCAAGTCTGCGATATTGGTCAAGGCGGGCGGTGATGGCGTCTGCATATTCCAAAAGCGCGTCATAGTTATCTGTTAAATCATCCTTGACACGCTGGACTACCTCAATAATCGTTCGATAAGTCTTGTCTTTTATCTCAAATGTATAAAATGGCTCGGTATGCCGTCCCTTTCTAAGGATGGCATAGTGATCTGAGTTGCCGCTATTGAGCCACTTCCATTTAGTACCGCGTCCAACATTAGACGAGTCAAAGCCTTCCGTGTTTTTGACTTGTGCCTCTGCCAGTATTTCACCGTCAATATAGCTCATGCGTTGTCAAACATCCTTCTGCTGAATACGGGCTGTTCTTTGGTCGTATCGGCGGTATCGTTACGGTCTGCCTGTATGGTCATGCCTGTAAACGCCAGTCCGCTTGAGGCAGCGGTATCCTGTGTTACTCCGAGATTGACAAAGCCGACCGCATTTGCTTCAACAAACTCATGGACATTATCCATCTCGAATTTCTCCTCCCTGTCTGACATAATACCCGTACTTCGTTGTGCATAGCGTACATAACTAACCGCCTGTTGCGTTACCCAATCATCGCACGCCAGTTTCGCGACGGCGTTACTATACACATCGGAGGGCGTAAATCCAGCCGCCGATAATGCGATATTAAGTAATGCCGAAGCGCGGTCAATAAACTTTTCGACCTCTGTTAGAGTGGGGCGGGTCGTTACGCTAAACGTGGTTTGCCCGTCAAGCAAGTGGCGCGTAAAGCCGCGCACCTCATCAACAGACGAAAAACTATCCGAGCGGATCGCCATTATTCGCCTCTATTTTTCCATGCCTGTACTTGCAACACCGAGCCAACAGCCGCACCCTTGATTTTTATATCTGCACCTTTAATGCCTTTAAACCAATACGGTGAATTGGCGGCAAGCAAAAGAATACCCGTACTTGCGGCGGGGGTTGTACCATCAAATGTCAGGCGCGCCGATTGTGTTTCAACTGAAATTAAAAACGTGTTGCCTAATGTACAGGTTGTGTTAAGCGTTGTGGCGGTTGAGTTGGTCGTGATTTTCTGATAACCCAACGACGCCAAGCCCGGACTAATATTGCGCTTTGCCATATTACGCCTCCATTACCGGGACAGTAACGCGCCCCGTTGCGGTTTGAAAGACCATGCCTTGTCGTTTCTTGGCTTTGGTCAATAGCAGTTCCTCATAATCGGCGTCATGCTTCCAATCAGCGGGCATTACAAATACATCACCGGCGCGATAAGCGGCAAAGTCGGCATATACCACCAGCCCGCTTTTTGTTTTCGTCTCAACCGGCTCGCTAGTTTCTTTTTTAACTTTTGGCATTATTTTTTCCTCACAGTATCTTTATATTTTGCGCGGCGTTCTGTCGCAGTGTCCAGCATGTTTTGAATTGTGCGGGGTCGCCTGTCTGCTTCGTGCGGCGGTAGTCCATTCCAGTTGACGGCGAAGACTTGCGGTATCCTGTGCATAACGCTCTGGCACTTCTCACAAACCACTTTTACAGCGTCCGCCTGTGCTATGGTTAGTGATATTTCTTTAATGTGTCCGTGCGTGTCACTGTAGACATATTGCGGCATATCTTTACCATTCCAATCTCGCGCCCATCGCTCGCGTGCGTGCGCGCGGGCAGGTGCGTGATCTCATAATACAGCGGGTCGAGCGCATCTATAAATTTATTGCAACCCACGCCCGCCGGTTTTGCGCCGTGATAATAATCATCGAATACAATTACAGAATCGTTCATCTTGACGCTTTCCATCAATACCTCTGCATCATTTTGGATGGTATCTTCCGAGTGACCGCCGTCTAAAAATATAAACTGCCTGCCACTATTTACGCGCTTGATTGTGTCAAATGTTTCACCTGTAATCAATTCGACATTTGCGCCGGTCGCCTTGATACGGGTATGCACAACATCAACAGGAAAACCAGCCTTTGACAACTCTCTGATAAACTGTTCTCCCGTTTGTGTATCGAACAGGTCGAAGCCCTGATATGATAATCGCTTCATCGGATGATATTTACCCGCCTCCTGTAACATTTGAATCGCGCGGTTTCCGTTCCATGTTCCTACCTCACAAATTTGACGGGGTTTCATATCAGCGATAATATCCAATAATTGAACATAACGACTCGCGCCGCGTTCGGGATATAAGTCAACGGTTGCATTGAATAGGCGCCCAATCAGCAGGGCATATTCGGCGGCGTAATCCTGCCAACTCCATGAGCGTACAGTTTGATGATAGCGTATACTTTGTTTTACTTCCGCGCTTAATTTGTCCATCAAATCGGCGGGCGTGTCATATATATTTTGTTCGTCCAGTAAATCGGCGGCATATCCAAAGCGGGGGGAATAAACAGGGATGCCGCTTGCCATTGCTTCAAGCAAGGGAAGCGGACCGCCTTCCATGTAGCCGGTTGCCAGAAATATATCCGACATCTGATAAAGTTTCTTGATTAACTCTGGCGTGTTGGCGTTGGTGTGTTGCACCTCCACGCCCAGCGATAACAATTTTGAAGCCAGATCGTCCCATTGCTCGCCTACTAAAAAGAACTGGAATGGCGTCAAGTCATATTGCCAAGCCAAATCAAGTAACAGGCTTTCGCGCTTGCGCCCGTTGGGTTGAGGGTATCCCACAACAACCACGGCACGCTTACGATATTGAAACATATCTGCCGCGCTATAAATCACCCATATCTTTTTAGGGTCTACGCCGAAGTTTAATAATTCCTGTCTGCCTGCAAACGACATAGCGGTCACTATATCCGCGCGCGCGCAAGCGTTTATCAATGCGCCCTCCGCGCCGGGGTTGCAATGGGTATAAACCGCGATATGCTTGCCGCCTCCATAGTCCCTGTCATCTACGAGCGTATGAAATGGGCAATGAATATTCAAATCAGCGGCGGTGTCAACATCTTTGCTTTCGGTTATGTCATATAACCGTGATAACTCTTTGAGCGGTCTCGTCATGTATTGCATCGCTATGGACTGATAGGGACTTACAATATTAATTCGCATTCGTCGCCTTTCGGATACGCTCAACTTCTTTGCGCTGATCTTCGTTGATGTACAGGCTCAAGTCCCGCATGGAATACGCGGGTTGATTCAGCCAGTCATCTATGGATACGGGATAATTAGTCAGGTGTTCACACAATGCGCCCGTGTCGCCTAGCAACGGAAATCCCGCCAATTGTGCATAAAAAGGGAAACGAATATCACTGCCGACGGTATCCTTGAGCCCGCGCAAAGGCTTGATTTGTTCTCTGCCAGCCAGTACCTCTTTGAGATCATACGGGTAAATATCCATATCATCCTCGATGATTTCCGGCTCGCCTTTTAGTATCGGTTTCATCGCGGTTATCACATCGCGGTGAATGAGTATGCACCCCCAGCCGCTCGCGCCGATGGGATAGGTCTTGTCTTTTTCAAGTACAGCCATTAGCGGTTTCAATGGCATAACTCCATCCGCGCCGCGCTCAAACCATACCGGAGCAACAGGGCGAATCGTGCGGCGCATGTAAAAGCCGCTAACAAATGGGGCTTTGTGCGCCCGCAAGCGCTCCAGAATATTGACGGGGAAAATCATATCGCTATCCAGAAACAAGATAAACGGATGCTTCGATTTTTCGTACCAGTTGTTAAGGTGCATCTGCCGCGCTTCGTAGCCTTTGGTTGCTCGTATAAATTGCGGGCGGGTATCTTTTTTGCGGATGATAATATTTTCTATACTGTCACGCGCTACGCCGTTCTCATTCTCGCTACCAGTTACGGCGATATATACAGAGCCTTTGTATTCCTTCACGCTTGTTTCCTTTCTCAAAGTGACGGGCGGGCAAGCGTACCCGCCCGTCATTCGTTGTTATTAGGTTGTGGTATTGCCTGTGCTGTTGCACGAAACATACAGCGAGCCAATACGAATACCGGTGCTATTTGCCGTGATAGTCTTGGCGGTAATTCCATTAAGTGAAATTGGGCCCGAAAAAAGGATCGCCGTGCTATTCGCTTTTATGTTATATACGCCAACATCAATTCTTGCTCTGGCAATATTCCCGCGCGGAGATGATTGAGGATGTGCCATATTGCACCTCTACACAACATCGGCAAAGAAGTAGCCCATATCGGTCGCTACGGCTTTCTGATCCCACGCTTCCGACAATTGCAGTACATCGCTCTTAGTTTGGGGCTCAACATAGGTTGCAATCTGTCCATCTCCGCCGCCGCCCGCCCATGAGAATGTGAATCCAGCGGATGCGCTCATGATGGAAGGTGATGCGGCTACCGAACACACGAGACAATCATCGTCTACGATTGCGGCATACGTTCCTGATTGCCCTTCATTCGCGCTGTTGTAGGACGCCTTGCTGACCCAATAATTAGCAACGCCAAAGGCGGAGGCCAGTGCGCTTTCGATGTTGGTAAGCAATGCGGTTTGGACATATTTCACACGGTCGATGATGTCGGGGTGATTCACCAATGCTTGATGAACAATATAACCCAGCGCCATTGTGTTACCGTCGAAGCCGGTGTTGTTGCTAATCGTGCGACGGGCAGTCAATACATCGTTGATGGGGTCGCCCGAAGCGAAGTCATCCCAATCGGTGGTTGCGTTGTTGTCATCGGTTCCCCATACGCCAGTCACCATGAAGTCGGTGGAGAAAGCGCGCTCGCGGCGGATAAGGGACTGTTGCGACAGCCATAGCAAGCCAGCCTGCTCCAAAGCCATCGGCACTTGATTGTTCGCGCGCGTTTCAGCGGCGATCACGTGCTCAAGACCGAAGGTATTGGCGTAGCCGGTCGCACTTGTAACGCCATAACCGGAACGGGCAAAAGCCGCGCCGGGAGTACGTCCCTTCAATTCATCAAGAAAGAAAAACTTTTTGGTGAAGAGGTAATAAGTAAACGATTGTTTGTCAACTTGAACGGAAGGTAAAACTTTTCCAGC